TTTGTGGCGTGGCTCTTGTGGGGCGGAAACGCCGCCAAGAACTGGTCGGCCCGCAAGGTCAAGGAACTTGAAGGCGAGCGTGATCTTCCGACGATCGACGAGGAGCGAGACATCGACGAAGAGTCGCTCGAGCCGGCCGCTCCGTCGCCGTCGATGAACGACGTTCGGTCGAAGATCGCATCGCTCAAGGCAACGATGCTGCGGACTCACTTGCACGGCAAGTAGTCTGTACCCTACAAATCAAGATATACGCCCTGCGAAGGATTTCGCGGGGAGCAGTGCGAGCGACTTGAGGATTCATTTCGCGGCGCGCTTGCGGGCAAACCACCCGCCGGCCGCCGCACCTTCGCGATTGGCCGGCTTCACAAGGAGCAAGGCCAATCATGGCGAGCAACCTCAAGCGTCTTCAGGACCGTGCCGCGGCGATCGCCGCCCGGATGACCGAACTGGCCGATGTGGCCGAGCGTTCGGAGGATCAGACCGCGGAACTCCGTCGGCTTTCCGACGAGGCCGACAAGGTCAAGTCCGACCTGGAGTTCGAGGGCAAGCTCGCCGCGAAGGAGCAGGAACTCCGCGCTGTCGTCGAGGCTGCGGCCCCGGCGGCCCCCGCCGCCCCCGTGGCTGCCGAGCAGCCCAAGAAGGTCGAGATTCGGGCGATCAACCCGCATCACTCGACCCTGCGTGCGTTCAACGACGGCCCCGATGCCGTCGAGAGCGCCTACCGCTGCGGCCGGTGGATCAAGGCCACCGTGTTCAAGAACGAGTCCGACATCCGGTGGTGCCGTGAGCACGGCGTCGAGGCCCGCGCCCTCAACGAGGGCAGCAACTCGGCCGGCGGCAGCCTGGTGCCGGAGGAGTTCGCCGCTCGCGTGATCCGTCTCGTCGAAACCTACGGCACCTACCCGGCCGCCGTCGAGAACGTGTCGATGAGCCGGGACACGATGGTGATCCCGAAGCGACTCACCGGAACCACGGCCTACTTCGTGGGCGAAGGCTCCAGCGTGACCGAGAGCGAGCCGACCTACGGCAACGTGTCGCTCGTCGCCAAGAAGTTGGCCGTCGGCTGCCGGATGAGCACCGAGGTGGTCGAGGATACGGCTGGTGTGGTGTCGCTCGCCGACGCCGTCGCCACCGAGTTCAGCACCTCGCTGGCCTTCCGCATCGACCAGTGCGGCTGGATCGGTGACGGCACGAGCACCTACGGCGGCATCAACGGCGTCATCAACAAGATCAACGACGGCACGCACACCTCTTCGGTGGTGTCGGCCGCCTCGGGCAACACGGCGTTCGAGACGCTGGACATCGAGGACTTCCTGGCGGTGATGGGCAAGTTGCCCCTCTACGCCCGCCAGGGGGCGGCCTGGTATGTGTCGCCGGCCGGCTACGCGGCGAGCATCGCCCGCCTGAAGTACGCGGCCGGTGGCAACACCGTCGAGAACATCGGTGCGGCGGCTGGCGAGTCCTTCCTCGGCTACCCCGTGCGGATGGTGCATGTGATGAACAGCACCCTCGGCGCGGACACCAGCAAGGTGAAGGTGCTCTTCGGCAACCTGAACCTCGCCTGCATCTACGCCCGGCGTCGTGACTTCTCGGTGCGGCTGTTCGATCAGGTCTACGCGACCACCGACCAGCTCCTGCTCCAGGGAACGATGCGGTTCGATTCGGTCGCACACACCCTTGGCACGACTTCGGAGGTCGGTCCCGTGATCGCTCTCCGTTCGGCCGCCTCGTGATAACAGGAGCCTCTGAAGCATGATCCACTCCCAGAACCATAAGGTCGTTGCGAACCTCGAGTCGGCCGCTGTCGGCGCGACCGCGACCGCCACGCTGACGATCGACACCATCGGCTACGATCACGCCAGCGTGACCGTGCTGCGGGCCAGCAACGCCAGCACGGTGTTCGCGAACGCCGTGAAGGTCGAAGAGTCAGACGACAACTCGTCCTACTCGAACGTCACTGCCCTGGTGGGCGGCGGTGTCGGCGGCTTCTCGATCCCGGCTGTCACGAGCACGGCCCTGACGTCCGTCCTCAAGCTGGACATCGACACGAAGGCCAAGAAGCGCTACCTGAAGGTGTCCTACACGCCCGGCGCCACGGCGAACGTGGCGATGGTGGCCCGCCTGGGTCGCGCCGAAGAGTCGCCCGTGTCGAACTCCGACGCTGGTGTCATCGGCCGAGTCGTTGGCTAGTCCCGTACAAGCGGGACGGCCATGACGGCCGACAAAGGCGCAAGGATGCGCGCCCGCTCCTCACAAGGAGCGAACCATGCTGCTGCGTGTCGGTAATTGTGAAGCCGAGGTGAAGGTAGCCGCTCTGATGAGCGTCCCTCGCCTCGGCTTCACTGATAATTTCTTCTGCATCTCGCAGGCTCTCGCGCCGCACGGGATCGCCCCGATCAAATACACCGGGGCGTTTTTCGGGCAGTGTCTCCAGCGGACGATGGAGCAAGTGATCGACACGCACGACGTCGTGCTGACGATCGACTACGACACGATCTTCACCGCCAAGACGGTCGAAGCACTCCTCGCCCTCCTGATGCACTCGGGCTTCGACGCCATCGCCCCGCTCCAGACCAAGCGGGAATCGAACTCGGTGATGTTCGCCCTGCCTGGGTTCACGCCCGACGATCGGACAACGGTCGAAAACGACTGGTTCCAGAAGGTCGTGCAGCCCGTCGAGACAGCCCACTTCGGCTGCACGTTCATCCGCACCGCCGCCATCAAGAAGATGCCGAAGCCGTGGTTCCTGGCCGAGGCCAACGACGAGGGGACGTTCACGGGCGGCCACATCGACGAGGACATCTACTTCTGGAAGAAGTTCGCCGCCAGCGGGAACCGCCTGGGCATCGCCACCAACGTCAGTGTCGGTCACGCCGAACTGATGATCACCTGGCCGTCTAGGACAGTCGACGGGGGCAAGGTGCAGCAGCACACGACGGAGTTCTGGAACAACGGAAGGAAGCCGCCGGAAGGAGCCTGGGGGTTTGTGCCATGAAGATTCGCATCCTGAAGCCATTCGCCGGCTACCGCGCCGGCCAGGAGTTTGACTGGGGCGACGGCGCGGCCCGCATCTACGTCGCCCGCGGCCTCGCCGAAGAAATTGGCGAGCGGCGGCTGGAGGCAGCGACCGTCGAGGAGCGGAGCGAGCGGGCCACGATGCCGCAACCGGCCAGGAGGAAGCCGAAATGACCGTCACGATCACCTACGGCTCGCCGGAGTACCCGTCGGCCGGCATCACGCCGTACCGCAGCCTCGTCAAGCACACGGCCCCGGCGGCCTATCCGGTGACGCTCGCCGAGGCGAAGACGCAGTGCCGCGTCGACACCTCCGACGAGGACACCTACCTGAACAGTCTGATCGCGATGGCGACGGAGTACGTCGAGAACGTGCTGGACGTCAGCCTCATCTCCCAGACGCTCGAGGCCCGCTACGACTGCTTTCCCTTGTGGGAGATCATCCTCCCCCGCCCGCCGATGGCGAGCGGCACGGTGACGGTCATCTACCGCGACGAGGCCGGCGTCAGCCAGACGATCACCTCGGCGACGGGGGCTTTTCAGACCGACCACTACGCCACGCCGGGCCGCATCTACCCGGTCTACGAAGGCGTCTGGCCGGCGGTGCGAGGCGACGAGAACAGCGTCGTCGTCCGCTGGCCGGCAGGCTACGGAGCCAGCGGCTCGAGCGTGCCGAGCACGGTCAAGGGTCTGATCCTTCTCCTCGTCGCCCACTGGTTCGAGATGCGTCAGCCCGTGGTCACCGGCTTCAGCCAGGTGCTGCCGGTGCCGCAGACGTTCGACACGCTGCTGGCGGCGTCCGGCTGGGGGGGTTACCGATGAGCCTCCAGGCCCAGGTGCAGGCAAAGGTGCAGGCACGTTCGCAGTTCGCGAACGGCCTGACGACGGAGATCGCCGACCACCCGCTGACGTTCTTCTTCGACGTCGGTGACTGCACGAAGGTCTGGAGCGACCGCCGCACCTTTGAGTCGGGCTTCGACGAGGTCGACTTCTCGGCGATCGGCATCGGCACGGTGAAGTTGCTCTGCCTCAAGAACCTGTCGACGACGAACCAGATTGCCCTGTCGGCCGGGTGGACTGGGAGCCAGTTCAGCGTCTTCCGTCAGGATGCGTCGGCATGGAACTTCTCGCCGATGATCAACCTCGGTGCATTGACGATCCGCGGCTACCCGATCCGCGAGGGCGGTGCGTTCATGCTGTCTTGTCCGAACTCGGCCGGCTTCGCCACGACGAGCGGCGGCAGCATCCTCCGCGTCGGCGGGACGACGGGCCAGAACTACGAAATCTACGTCATGGGGACTTGACCGAATGGCACTCACCGCCCAGATCGCCCTCTCCATCCTCGCCCACGAGACGTCCAGCGGTGACCTGTCGCGGACGCTGCGAGCCACGCCGGCAAACTACGCGATCCGACTCACCGACGGCACCGGAGCCAATCAGGCACAGGTGGTGTGGAGCGACGCGCGGACGGCGACGACGTCGAACGACGACCTGACGCTTTGGAACCTCTCCGACACCCGTGACGGAGCCTCTGTCACGGTTGCATTCACGCAGGTCAAGTTGGTTTATGTGAAGAACACGAGCAGCACGCAGGTGCTGCGAATCGGCGGCGCTTCCGGGGTCGGTGCGTTTGCCGGCTTGCCGGTCACCGTCTACGGGACGCTCCCCCCCGGCGGCTGCTACCTACTTACCGCGCCGACGGACGGCGGATTCGCCGTATCCTCCGGCACGATGGCCTCCGCAGCACGCTTCGCCGCCGATTCCGGCTCCTGCACATACGAAGTCCTGTTCATCGGCGAAGGCACGGTCACATGATAATCGGGACCATGCGTGAGCGGGTCGCGATCAAGTCCCAGACGGAGGTGCGTAAGCCCTCCGGCGAGACGGTCATGGATTGGGACACCACCGTCGCCACGGTGTGGGCGAGCGTCAGCGGCCTCTCGAGCCGGGACATCCTCCAGGCCCAGCAGGCCAACGTCATTGCGACCCACCGCATCCGCATCCGCTACCGTGCAGACGTCACGCATCTCAACCGCCTCATCTGGAGAGGCCGTACTATGGAAATTGCGGCGGTCGTCGAGCGCGACAACCGCACGGCCCTGGAAATCCTGGCCCGCGAGGTGCAGTGATGGCGGTACTCATCGACGCAACGCAGCCGCGTGACTTCGGCGGGCAGTCTGCCAAGCAGATCGTCGAAGGGTTCGTCAGCATCCAGACGGCCGGCGCCCGCGAGGTCGCCAAGGAACTGGAGTTGATGGCCCTACGGGCGCAGCGCGACCCAGGCCAGCTTCGCGCCAAGGCCGTCAAGAAGGCGTCGGAGATCATCAAGAAGGGCTACAAGGCCAAGATCAACAACGTCACCGACAACCTCAATAAGTCGATCAGGACGGAAACCAGGCAGTACGAGGGCGCGACGGTCGCCGTCACAGGCCCGCGAGTCACCGGCCCTGTCGGTGCCGACCCTGAACTAGGGAGCGGGAATCATGCCTGGTTGGTGGAGTTCGGGACCGGCGCAAGAAAGCCTGGCACGCAGGGACGCCGCACCTATGTCAACGTCCATCAGATGATCAACGGGAAGATGAATCGGGCCGGCACGTTCAACAACGAGCAGTTCGCGAGCATGGGCCGAGGATACTACTTCCTCATGGGGTCGAAGAAGGAGCGGACGCGACAGGCCAAGATGGGCGTCGGCTACCCGCACGACTTCGGGTCGGACGCCCCAGGCGAGATGCACCCCGTCACGCTGAAGCCGGGTGAGACAATCCGCCCCATGCCAGCCCAGAGCCTGATGCAGAAGACGATCTCCGAGAACTCCTCGGCCGTCCTGGCGTCCCTCATCGCCAACATGAAGACCTACATCGAGGAACTCCGGTGATCATCAAGCCCGAGGACTACGTCTACTACCG